CCAAGCATCTATATCTTTATAGATTTCGTCTAGCTGTTCACCAATATCACCATAAGCAGCTTTTCTTGTAGCTCTTACATTGTTATTAGCTTCTTCTGTATCTGCTGCTGATTCTTGTGCTGATAATTGTGCGTCAGTAGGTTGTGCAATATCTAAATTCCACTCCTTAATGTAAGCACCATTGCCATCGCTATCGTCTTGCAACATAACATCTTTCATAAAATCTACATTTGAAACACCATTTGCTTCGCAGTATGATTTTATTTTTGTACTTAGTTGTGCCATAGTTTGTCCTCCTTAATTTTATGTTGTACTTAAAAAATATCCACCAAACCAACTGTTAGAATTACTACCTTCTGCATTAACTGCAGTTCCACCAGCGTATCCTCTTACATAAATTTCTACATAATCTGATGAGCCATTAAAAGTTATAATATCATTTATATAAGGTTGAATCCTGTAGCCATAATTTGCTGAAAAATCTGTTCCACTTCCTCTACTAGCTTCTCTTCCATTTTTATAAATATAAATGTCTCCATAACGATATGTGCTATTTGAGGAATACATAGTTACACAACCAAAAATTATATACTTACCAGCTGTTTGAGGTGTAAATCTATAATTAGTAGAGTGGTCATAAGCACCAGCACTATCTAAAACTTCAGTATTCATTTCTATTTTTGTAGTAGTTCCACCAGTACCAAGATTTTGAGTACCATTCATATAAGCTCTAAAATATGGTTTATTACTTTCTCCAGCACCACTTACAGTTCCTGTAAATGCAAAGTTATCTGCAAGGTTAATTGATTCTGATTGTATTTTATCTATTGCCATAATTTATTTTCCTTATTCTATAATTTTAACTGCTTGAAAAGTTGACATATCTCCAACTTGAGGATTTGCACCACCAGAAGATTGCTGTATGTATGCTTGAATTAATATAAAATCACTTGAACCATTCATATCTACAACAGCACTTAAATTTAATGTTATTCTTCTACTATTTTCTCCACTTCTATGGTCAAAAATAGCCTCTGTCATTACAGAACTATTTTTATATAATTCTATAAATACTTGTTTAAGATTTGAATTTGAATCACTATCTAACAATGCAGTTGCTGTTATAAAATATTTACCAGCTGTTTGAGGTGTAAATTTTCCAGTAGATGTATCGTAAGCACTTGAACTATCATAAAATTCATTATTAAATAAAACAGTAGTTCTTGTACTATCACTAATTGCTTGAGCTCCATTTCTTTCAACAGAAAAAGCTGGAGTATTTACACCACCAACACCAGATACAAAGTTTGCTCTAGTCATTTTTCTTAATGCACTAGCTGATGTATCATGGATTAATATTGTGTCATCTGTTGCGATAGATGTTTCAGCAGTTTGACCAGTAATTATTGTAGGTGCAGTTTGTGAGTTTCCAACACTAGCTGCTGGTGGATTAACAGTTTGTAATGCTCTACCAAGATAAACTGCATACATAGAATCTCCAGATGCTGTTGCACTAGATAATGTAAGTGTAGTACCAGAAGCTGTGTATGCTTTACCAGATCCAGGTTGTTGAACTACTCCATTGATAACTAATCTAATTTCATTCTCATTAGCTACTGCATGAGATAAAGTATAACTAGCTGTAGCCGAAACTGTAAAAGTTTCTGTTTCAAAACTTGCGTAATTTTCTGCAGGTGTATTACCTATATAAGCCATTAATTAATCCTATGTAATTTCCATTATAGAAAGCGTACCTGAAACTTTATCAGCTACTGAACAATCTATTTTAATTTCGTCTGTTGCTTCTAATACAACTTTACCACCAGATAAAAGCTCTAAAGAACTTCCTGCTGGAATAGATACATCCTTAACTAAAAAAGCTGTACCATTTGCTACATTATTAGCTCCCCCTCTATTTGATGTATCACTAACTAATTCTACTTCAACAGTTACTGCTGTAGTATGTATGTTAGTAAGAATCAAACCAAGAACAACAGTTGTTGTACTTCCTGCACACGTATACATTTTGTAAGGTGTACCTGCTGACGCTGGTTCTGCTGCAAATGTCACTACTTTAAACGTATTTGCCATTTCTTATTTTCTCCTTATTATTAATTTAACCCAAAGCTATTGCAAGGGCTGTAGGGTCATCTGTTACAAATCCTTGTGCTGTCATTAAAGTTACAACTCTTGATAATGCAGCTTTCTTATTTGTACCACCAGCACCATCATCTACTATTATTAAATCAGATGTAGTTAGATCTGCACCTATATCACTTCCACCATCAATATTCAAGGCAGTAAGAGATACTTTATTAGCTGTACTAATTGTACCTAATTTTGTGTCTGCAATAGAATTTATTGCAAGAGTAATATTTCCATTAGATGTAATAGGTGTATTACCAACTGTAATTTCACCAGCACCTGCATCAGCTATACCTATGCTAGTTACTGTTCCAACATTTGATGGTGTAATAACATTGTAAGTAATTGAGTCAGAATCTAGTGTAGCTGTGTTATTTGTTGTGCAAAGAAATATTTTATTGTCATTTGTAGTACCTTGATTGACTACAATCATTTGTCCTGATAGCTCATCAATAGTATTAAATTGTGTATCTCTACTTGCAGTACCACTAGATACTACAGTATATAAACCATTTTGAGATGCTGTAGATTGATCTTTAACTAATACTCTGTCTCCAGTAACAAGAGTTACTCCATCAATAGTATCACCATTTTGTAAATCTGCTGATAAATCTACATTACCTGTAGTTGCAGCTTCTGCAATAATTCTAGTTCTTAGTCCTGCAACTGCATTATCAACATATGTTGTTGCTGCTTTAGTATCTATTTGTGTTTGGATAGCAGAAGATACTCCATTAAGATAACCAAATTCTGTATTAGAAATTGTACCATCGTGAATTTTTGTAGCTGCGATTGCTGCATTAGAATTAATATCTGCATTAACAATAGAGTCATCTACAATTTTAGATGAGTTTACTGAACTTGCAGCAAGTTTAGCAAGTGTAACATTAGCATCTGCTATATGTGCAGTATCAATACTGCCATCTACATAATGCTCTGAATCTATACTGTCATCTGCTATTTTTGCATTTGTAACAGCATCAGCATTTATTTTAGCTGTAGTTACTGCGTTACTTCCTATTTTAGCTGCTGTAATTTGTGAATCAGCTATGTGAGCTGTATCAATAGATCCATCTGTGTAGTGTTCACTATCAATAGCATCATCAGCTATTTTAGCACCAGTAATTGCATCTGCTGCGATTTTAGCTGTTGTTACATTTGCATCTGTAATTTTTGCTGTAGTAATTGCTGTATCTGCAATTTTGGCTGTAGTTACTTGTGAGTCTGCAATATGAGCTGTGTCTATAGAACCATCAGTATAATGTTCTGAGTCTATAGCGTCATCTGCAATCTTAGCTCCTGTTACAGCGTCTGCTGCTAGTTTAGCAGTGCTTATAGCTCCATCAGCTATATTACCTGCTGCTATAACACCAGTAGGTATTGAATTATTTGTTTTAGATAATACACCAATATGTACGCTTGTAATTGCTTCATTAGATAATGAGCCTGAATCCCAAGTTACATTAACTGTTGTGTTAGTTGAAAAAGACGTACTAGATACAGTACCATATATTGTGCCTGGAGATGATGCTACTACTTTAACTCTACGTCCAGCATGATAAATAGATGTTACATCTGTTCCATCAATAGTAAACGATGTAGCTGATGCGTAAGTAGCTGTATAAGTACCTGCACCATCACCATATTCAATCCATTCAGCTGCATTATAATGTTGTCTAATATCTGCCATAACACTTCTAAAAGCGTTATTAATATTAGATGGTAGCATTCCTTCTGCTACTGAAACTGCTCCTGTTCCTGTAGCTGTGTTGTTTGCTGCTGTTGTATCGTATTTTCCTAAAAATGTTCCTGCCATAATTTTACTCCATAAACCAAACGAATGCTTTATCGCTTTCTGTATTATTTTTATTAACTAAAGTGTTAATTGCTTCTTCTATTTGTCTTTGGAAAAACTCTTGTGTTTCCATTGAATATCTTACGTTATCTATATCTACTGAATCTGTCATTATCTATATCCTGCTTTAGATGCTACAATGTCTATACCTTGTGCATGATCAAAACTTGTTCCAGCAGGTATCTTAACATTAGCTCTAATGTATCTACCTGATTGTCTAACAGGATTAATCCCACTATCTACCATAGAAGATGAACTAGACTCTGTTTCTGTGTCTGCTAATCTTTCTCTAGTTTTTACAGTAACTGTTGCTTCTGCATCTACTATTGGTCTTATTCCTTGAATGTTAGTACGAGCTCCTGGAAATGCTTCTATTTCTGCTGTCTCTATTTCACATTCATTTGAATTTCCTGAAAAGATTGCAGCTTTAAAATCTCCATCTATCCCACCTAAAAACATTTGTCCACCATTCCAAAAATCTGTATCAAGGTTAGCATTAATTTGTTCTAAGTTTTCTGAAATAATATCCATTAACTCTACTGTATATGCTCCTACAAATTGTGGAAATATTTGACTAGCACTTACTTTTGCTAAAGACCATTTTTTTGTAGCATAATTATATATTATAATTCTATCACAAATACCTGTTGTATTGTTAGTATTACTTACGCTTGGGTACAACCACATAGCTAACTGATTAAATGGATCTGTTGCTGCTACTATTCTATCTGAATATGCTTTGTTTAAGTTTAGATCAAAGAATCTATTAACTTTTTCTACTCCAATAGGTACTACGTTATCACCTGATATTTCGTAAAAACCATCATCTGCAAGAAAGAATACACGTCTATTATCTTGACATACTGTTCTTCCAAATATGGCTCCCCTGTTTGGAGATATAACTGATAGCCTAAATATTGTTGCACCACCAACATAGTCCATACGAACTATTTGATTTTGTCTAAATACATATCCTACTTCTCCAGAAGTAATATGTACTATTTGTCCACCAGATCCTGGTAAGTCTTGTAAGTCAGATTGTTTACCTGACCAAACTGTAATATCATTAATACCAGACCATTGTATTCTATTAGTAGCATTAGCTATATTACCTGTTACTAAGAAATCCCTAACTACGCCAGATACTCTAAATAAAGGACAAGTACCTGCTGTTTGTATAGAAGTAAGATTAGCAAAGTTTGTAGATGTTCCCATTAAATAATATTGAGCTGGGTCTACTCCATTACTTACAATTACATACTGACCAAATTGTGTAAATGTAAAAAAATCATCATCATCTCCAGTTAAACTTCCTTTACGAGAAGTAAATGTTCCTGATGCTAATTGATGTATATCTGTTTTTGTAGCTACAAAATTGTAAACTGTATTAGAGTTATCTCTAAAAGAACCAGAGCCATGTGCATCTTTACCTACAGTTGACGCACCTGTATATGATACCAATGATGGAAATCTTTTATAAGATCCCAATGCATGATAAACATTAGTTGCTACGTTTGCACCTTTCATACCATGTTCTGGTTGATCAGGCATCCATTCTCCAAAAGGTATCTGCATTATCTAGCCCTATAAAATGATAAGTCTGTTTGAACATCTGTTCTTTGTGTAACAGGTGCTCCACCATATGAATCTTGTTTGTCATTATTTTCACATCTTTCCATAGCAGATATATACATCTGTAACCATTGTTGTACTTGGTTAGGATCTATTCCACCTAAGAAGTTTGCTGCATGGTATAATGAACCATATAAATATATTCCTGGATGTTTGTTTAAAATGTAATTTGTTGTATTAGAATCGCTAAGAGCTCCAAAAGCTTTATAGTATGATAAGTACCCAGTATAAGAAGTATCAGGGGCAGGGCCAAAACGTAAAGTTTCTGTTTCATTATCACTTTCAATTGTATAGACTCTAGGTCTAGCAGTTGTTGATCCAGCTTTAATTTCAAACATATTATGTGGAGTTATATATTCTAAAGGATATTTAGTACTTGCTGATAATATATAAAATGATCTTACTCCAATAAAACCAGTAGGAACAGATTCTGTTTCAGAGTCTATTGTAATAGCATCTATTTGTTCCATCTGTCTTATTCTTAACTTAGCATTAAAATCAGCTTCAGTTAGTGCAATAAAATCTGCAATTTGAGTTGTCAAATCAGATCTATTTAACCAATCTGCTATAGATGATTTTAATTCTGAAAATGTTGTTAATGCCATTATAAACTTCCTTCAGCTGTTCTAAAATATCTAAACTCACTACTGTTAAGTTTAGTTCTCATTATTTTTCTTTGAATATCTTTTGGTAATTGAAACCAATTATTTGAGCCATTGTATTCTTTAGCCCAGATCTGCAGTACTAGAGGAGGAACACTTGCAACTCTTTTCATTTCTTTTGCTTTAGAAAGATAACCATTATCGTGGTTATAAAGTTCTTTGTTTCTTTTCATTAACTTATTAACATCTTGCGATTTATTAATAGTTAATGCTCCATTAGACTCTTGTATATACTTAGTCTTTATTCCTGCATCGTATTCTACAGATCTTACTTTACCCATACTATTCTGATAGTTCTGTTACGTATAAATTTACTGATCCAATTACAGCTACTTTTTCGCCAGGCGAAACTTTAAAACACTCAGAAGATTTAGATTCTAAGAAAATTTTAGCATTAGTTGCTGTTGGATTAACTCCAAATTCTATATGACAATCAGCATCAGGTATTACTCTAATATATTCAATATTAGCACTAAATGCAGATGATTGTGCAGACGAACCAGAAGATGTAACTTTTTGTGTAGTTAGAGGTCTCATTGCGTAGTTACTTCCATACATAGTTTTGTTCCTTTGTGTTTGGGGATGTTGCCATCCCCATAATTAATTATCTTCTTATAACAAATGTTACTACTAATTTTTTAGCACCAGTTGATGCTCCATCAGTAATCATTTCAATTGTTCCATCTTCTAATATTTCATTAGCTGCTGTAGGTTCTGCTGTGTCTACAGTTCCTGCTGCTGAACCAGAGTGTGCAACAGTTATGCCACCACCAGTTACTGCAGTTCCACCAATTTCAAAAGATATTCCTGCATTAGCACCAGAGATAGTTCCTTGTAAAGCAGTTATAATTTTAATAATTTTTCCACCATCTGGTACAGGTACAAAAGTTGATGATGCTGTACTAATGTCTGCGATAGTAGAAGTTAAAAAATAGTCGTTTAATGTTCTCATTATGTTCCTTAATTGTTCCGATCTTAACCCTTTCTCAGATCTTCAATTGTTTAGAATCTGCTGGGGGAGCAGATTAAAAGGTTACTCCCCCAAACAGTTATTATTATTATGAAGTAGTTAAGTCAGCTACTAAGCCTGAAGCTCCTTCGTTTCTAGATTCCAGAGTTGCTTCAACAAGAAGTTGTCTTTTCTCTGAGTCACCAGTCTTAGCAAGTTCATGCATAGAGAAGTCTCTTAAGAACGCAATTCCCCAGTATTCCATGTCTAGTACATAAGCGTCTCTATCTCTAGAGAATCTGTTAGGTACTACTTGCAATTGACCGAAGTCAGATGCGTACACGTCTACTGAAGTGTATAAAGTAGCGTCTGCACCAGCATCAAATCTAGTAGAATTACCAGTAAAGCCTGATAATTTTTGTTTGTTGAAAGGGCCAACCATAACCATAGAAGGATCCCCACCAGCATTCCATACTGATTTAATAACTGATTTTAATTGAGCTTCTGTGAATGCTCTTTGAGTACCATCTGTGTGAGCTGCATTTCCTGCACCTGCACCAGAAGCACCATCAGATGCTAGGTCATCGTTAGTAACGACCCAAGATCCAAGAGTTCCCATTTTTCTAGCTGTAGAAGAACCACCAGTTACTTCAGCAATGTTGCCTGTGATAGTTGCTTCCATGTCTCTTTTAAGCTCTTTAGCTTTTTTAGCAATTTGGTATGCTAATTCAGATGCTCTACCTGCTTTGTCTACAGATTCTTGAGTACCAGTAATAACTACAGTTTTATCCATAATTTGTGTACTGTTAGAAAGTCTAGTAGTTGCAGTTGATGCATCTAAAGTTGCCTCGTCACCTTCAATAACAGCATTGTTAGTTACTGCTGCTGCAAGTGAGTCGGTCTGCCATTCGTGTAGAACTGCAGTTGCTTGTGTTTTAGCTGCAGAACTAAGGAAAGGCGTATCTGTTGGTGAGATACTGTAGATAACGTCTGAAAGATCTTCTCTTTCACCGACTGAATCATACGTATCAAACGTGTTAGTTGGTTGTGCCATTGTTTATTTCCTTTGTTGAGATTTAAGATTAATCATATCTGCTATTGCTGACTGAGCATCTCTTATGTGACCAGTCTTTCTTAGCGTCTTGATTTTATTTCTTACTTCCTCTCTACCTGAACTAACATTCGAT